CTCGAGCGCCTCGCGGATGTCCATGACCGGGTAAGATGTCTTCTTCTCGGAGGGGTCGCCCTGCCAGGCGGGGACTCGGACGCGGGGGAGGATAGTTACGGAGTTGTTCATGTTGGCCTCGTAAGGGAAGTAGGTGAGAGCACCCTACGTCGCGACCGGGGCCGGCGCAACCAGGAAAGTGGTCCCTAGACCACTTGCGTCTGGTACCGGGGTGGTCTAAGTTACCTCTCAGACATTCAACGCCGCCAAGGAGGTACACATGAGCGAAGATAGTAAGCCCACGTTTAACATCGGAGAGTTCCGAGCATGGCTCGCGCTCGAAGAGGGCAGGGAGGCCGTTCGGACCACGCACGAGGTCTACGAGGAGCTCGCCGCGAGCGACGCGCCCCTCGAGATCAAGGCGTACGCCGTCGTCGAGGGCCTGCGCCTCGGAGTCATCGCCTTGACATTCGGGTTCGCTTGGAACTGGCCCCTCGATACCCCGCCCATAGTTACGCTGAATACCCTGCCAGATTGGCCAGCGAGCGTCCTCCGCCCGTTTATCACGAAATTAGGTCCCCAGGGGATGGTCGGGCCAAGAGAGCCGACCATCGATCTGCTCCCCTGGTTGCCGGTCGCCCCTCCTAAGCTGCCAGGTTTTCACCTGCACCACGACATCCGCCGTACGGAGCACTTCGACACGTACTTCGACCACTTCGCCGACGAGATCGACCGTCGGTCCCTGCTCCCGAGGACGAACCGATGAGAACGTACACGATGATCGAACGCGGGGGAGGTTGGGAGGCCCTACGCGGGCACTACTCTCGCTGGCACAGGTCGGCCATGCCCGCACGCTACGTGCGCATGTGCATCTTGGTGGCCGCGCGCAGGGCCATCCCCGTCGGGGAGGTTGGCCCGGCTCGTCGATTTCTAGTTTTAAGGCTTGACCGGACCCCGTCCCGTCGCTAAGTTCGTTCTCAGACACAACGCAACCGACCTCGGTTGCCCTAACACCGGAGCCAGCCATGTCCTACTACGAGACCTTCACCGACGCCGTCCGCGCCTCCTCCTACGCCGAGGCGTTCGAGCTCTCCGCCTACCTCGACGACCACGCGGCCGTCGCCGAGTTCCTCCGCGACGAGTCGACCGCCGAGGACCTCGGGGACGGGCTGTCCCTCGAGTTCATGTACCACCCGGCCTCGAACACCGTCCCCGACGGGCTCGTGCGCCTCTCGTGGGCTGGCGTCCGGCTCGCCGAGCTCAGCGTCGAGGCCGTCCTGACCTTCGCCCACGCCTGGGCCAACGACGCCGTGGCCACCGTCGTCGACGAGTGGGAGACGAAGAAGGTCGACGAGGGGGCCAGCCCCGACGTCGTCGAGGCCGCGCGCACGCTCGCCAACGGGTTCGGTCTGACCGCCGAGCAGAGGCGCGGGCTCGAGACGAGCGACGACCTCGGCCTCCGGGTCCAGGGCACGGTCGGGCGGGCCAAGTCACTGGCCGATGATCCCACGAAGCAGGTCTTCTCGATGCGCGGGATGCGCCTGTACAACTACCGCCCGTTCGTCGTCGCCGTGGCTCGGGGCTCGAAGGCGCTCGGATGATCGCCGGCCCCGAACGAGAAGAAGCCCCCGTAACATATGTTACGGGGGCTTCTTCGTTGCACGGAAACTCGACACTACGTAGCAAGTGGCGAGGTTCCGTGACTCATGGTGCGAAGACGACGAACATGACCAGAATCACGCTCACCGTCGCGCCGCCGAACGTGAGCGCTCGGAACGCATCGCGCTCCGCTGACACGCGTTCATTCTCTCGAATCAGCGCGACGTTCTTCTCGTAGAGCTCGGTCGCCCTACGCTGGGCCTCCGCCTTCGCGCCGTCGGCGGTCGCGCACACCGTCGACTTCTCGGCCCAGGCTTCCGCCTGCGCGCGGCACTTCGCGATGTCACCGCGCCGTACCTCGACGAGCTCATTCGGGTCCAGGTCCTGCCCACTCGCGTAGCCAGTCCAAATCGTCGTCGAGAGGACGAGCACCGTCCACCCGAGCGTCCACTTCTTTATCCGATGCAACCTCGATCACCTCCTCTTCGGCGGGCGTAGACGCCCGGCCTTCTCGGTCTTCCCTTCCAAGCAGATAGCCGACGAAGATCGAAAGACCTACGACGGCTAACGCGCTGATCAGATACACACCTACCATGCTACTCCTTTAGTGTTTTGGCCAGCTCCCGCCCGATGGCCGACCGAGCGATACGGACCTCGTCCGCGAGGACGGCGGGAGTGGGGATCTCGTCGGCCTCGGACCAGGTGATCGAGCCATAGTAGTAGTCCATCGCGGACTCTCGCCCACCGTTCGTCTCGAAGACGCACGCCTCGACGATCCCGTTAGCCTCGTAGGCGCTGCGCAGGGTCGACTCGGGGAGCGAGTCGGTCCGATAGACCGCGAACCCTCTCCGGTCGATCTCGACGAGCATCGAGACGTAACTCGCGTCGAGCTCCTGAGCCTGCCACGTCTCCATGAGCCCCGAGATGCAGGCAGCGTGATCCTCGAAGATCGCGCTCGAGAAGAGCCTCGACCCTGGCTGCGGGATCTTCCCGCCGTTCGAGGCGCGAAAGAGCAGCGCGGTCGCGGCCCCGGTGTCCTCGCGCAGCTCGCGCAGGGCCGCGTTGATCCTGGACACGGAGCGGAAGACCCGGGCCATGCCCTTCGTCCCCTCTAGCTGCGCGTCTCGGCGGGCGATGAGCCACCGAACAAGGTCGACGATTGCCTTCGTCCCGCCGCCAGCGGTCACGATGCTCAGGCCGGCCAGGGCGACCGTGGCCCACGTCGGGAGATCAGTCAGACTCGCCCACATAGTGGACCTCCTCTCCGCCGGACATCTGCCCCGGGGCGGCCTCGGTCAGGCGAGCGAAGGCGAACTTCGACGAGATGTTCCCGCCGGTATAGATGGCGAAAGCGCCGAGGATGGCCCCGACGTAGGTCTGCCCGTCGAGGAACCCGAAGTAGGCCGCGCCGTTGAACTGAGCCAACGTCGCAACCAGTATCCAGAGTTTCACCGAGGTCAGTTTCCGAATCAGTGTGTCTTTCATGCGAGCCACCCCTTGAGTATTTTTACAGGCCAGAGGACGACCCGGCCGATCTTGTCTCCGACGGCGGCGAAGCGCGTCTCGTTTTCCTCGCGCTGCGCGCGTTCGATCTTGGCAAAGTCCCGGTCGAAGCGCTCAAGGTAGACCCTGGCTCGGGTGATCCCGAACCGGCGGGCCGCCTCGTCGAGCGCTTCGAGGAACGGGAGGTTGGGCTCATCCTCGAGGACGGCCCGAGTCTTCTTGGCCGTCCCCGGCCCCGCCTTCCAGGTCAGAGCCATCCAGCGGGGCTCCCACTCGTGCCAGCGTGCGTAGCGACGCATATACCGGAAGTAGAGCCGGTAGGCGAGCTCGGGGTCTCCGAGGAGCGAGCGGGTCGTGTCCCACGAGACACGATAAGACTCACCGTCTGGCCCGCGACGGTACATCGGGACGGCCTTGAGCCCGACGTCCTGGCCCGCGAGGTTGCCCATCTGCATCTCCCCGACGTACTGAGCAGGCACGTCACGGAAGGCGTAGACGATGGGCTCGCCGTCCGGTCCCTTCTCGGTCTTCGATCGACGCTTGACCGTCGACGTCCGGCGCTCGTTGCGTCCCACGCCCGACTCGACCATCGCGGTCGCGGCGGCCGTCTTCGGGTCAAAGGAGGACGGCGCGCCCTCCTCGGCGGCGATGCGCTCGATGAGAGGTAGGCGCTCTAGGGCTCGGGAGAGTGACATAGGATCGTCCTCGGGGTAGGGGGCGGAAAGTAGCGCGAGTGCGAGAAGGACGAACATGACCGGCTCCGAGGTCCGAGGGTAGCCCCGGAACCTACTTAGCGGGCCACGTCGTGTCCAGCGCTGACCGCCGAATAGTCCAGGTGCTCGTACGCATCGCCTCGTGATGGGCGGCTCGGGGAGCGCCGAGCCGGTACATGAGCACGTGCAAGAATTCGTGAGCGAGGAGGTCGAATACCGTCTGGTCTCCGGGCGCCTCGAGGTTGATCTCTACGTAATAGAGTCCGGGTGTGTGGCCCGGCGTCGTGCACGTGTAATACGGTGGGCGCCGTGCACAAAGCAGCGGTTCCCCTCGATGGTACCGGAGCCAGACCTCGACGCCCTCGGCCGCGTCGCAGATTGGGTAGCGTTGGAGCCGGTTCAGTCCCGAGGTCCAGGCGCCTCGGATCCAGGCAACCGGTACAGCCGCCGTGTGTCCGTTCTCGACGACGTGAGTCCGGGGTAGGGGGCAGGAACTGGGTCGAGGAGCGCACGCGCTCAGAGTGGCCAGGAGGGCGATCCATCGGGTCATAGGATGCCCCGATACACGCTGAGCGTCCCCGAGGACCCCGCCGAGCCCGGTCCCCGAGGGCACAGCGACGCCGACGCGCTGCCACGGGTGAGTTGGCTCCCCGATGAGACTTCGATTGTTTTGCTGGCCATATGGCACCTACTCAAGATGGTCTAGGGGCCACGTTAGACATACGAGGGGAACATCCTCGCGCCGTCTTCCCACCAAATGGCCATCGCGTTGAAATAGCAGATGACAGGGTTTGCGACGTTCGGGAATTGAATCGGTTTGCGAAAGAACTCCCGAGCGCCGAATAGTCCGATCTCGACCAAAATGCCCGGCTTCATGAAACCCTTCTGGCCGGACCCGCCGGTCCCATTTTCTACGGAGACCGGGCGCCAATTCAGCTTCCCGTCATCGCCGCCTCCGGTGATCTTGTGATTCCCCGCGTCAAGTCCATTGGTCGGCGCGAGGTCATAATCCCGCCACGTCCCTCCCGCGTCGCGGGCGTTGACCTCTTTATAAGTCGACGCATACCCCCTATCCGAGTCCTGCCCCCAGACATAGGCCATGCCTACACCGTCGGAGCCCGTGAGCGGGTCGATTATGTTCTTACCCCACGTGCACCACGCTATCCGGTCATGATTTAGCTGCGTGGCCATATAAGCCCACACGCCGAGGGTGTCGTCGTACCCGAGAGCGTGCGACACGGCCGTCGTAGAGGCGCCCCTGTCGTTGGTCATACCGTACGGGCAGTGGGCGGGTAGGATCGCCTGGATGCCTCCCAGGCTATCGGGATTTATCGTTGTTAGGGTCGTGAAGTCCCCGCCCGAGTAGGTCAGCGTAGCCGGCGTGTCGTAGTCGAGATCGGCGCGCGCGATCGTCGTGTCGGTGTTAACTCCGACTACGAGGCCTGCGAGGGGGCTGACAGATGCCGACGCAAACGCAACCTGCATCGCCTTGAACCGAGTTCGGAGGTTCGCGCCGGTTGAGCCGATAAACGTGGCGAGGGTAGGTGCAGTCGAACTCGTCGAGTACCCCCCTAGCATGTAGAAGCTCGTGTCCTGCGCGTCGTCGTGGATCTCGAAGATCATGCCATTAGCTACACCTACGACCCACGTGCCGATGTCACCGACGACGGCCACGCCGTCGAGCCCAGTGCGTAGCGCGTCTCGAATCGCGACGAACCTTGCCTTGCTCTCGTCTGTGCCGTAGCCAGCGGAGTCCATTAGGCTCGCTGTGAGTGTGGGCAGGTGTACGATTTTGCGTGTCATTTACTGGCTCCTGGTCAGAGGGGTAGGGCGGAGGGCGCGGGCGTGTCAGTGGCCGAAGGAGGCCCGAAGTCACTCGGACTAACTATGCGAGCTGCTCCTCCTGCCGCCTGCTCGCTGAGCGGCGGCGAGCGAGTGAACGGGGGTGGGTCGCTCTCGAACGCTCGGAGGCTCGTAGGCCCGCCGTCGCCGGTCGACCCCGTAATCGACGCGTTACCTAGAATCGCGGTCATAGGATGCTCCTGTACACGCTGAGCGTCCCCGAGGACTCGGCCGATCCCTGGACGTAGACGCGGGTGAACCCCGCGCAGTTGAGCCGCTCGACCACGCCGCCCGCGACGTCGACGGTCAGCGCAGCAGCGTTGGCCATGTACCAGGTCGACCCGACGTAGAACCAGACGGTCGCGGTCATGGCCGTCCCGCCGGCGACGGCGACGACGCACCGAGCAGCCGAGGCCAGCGAGTAGCCGTCGGTACCGATCGTGGGCGCGGCCGTCGGGAGGTTCGCGACGGTGCCTGCGAGCTCGATGCGTAGGGCGGACTCGAGGACGACCGCGTTGTTAGCGGTCTCGAAGGGATCGGGCATGAGAGGCTCCTTAGAAGACGAGTAGACTGATCGTGTATGTACCGGCGGGGATCGACACATCGATCGCCCCTCCGGTGACCAGGGAGAGGTCCGTGGTCAGGTCGGCGGTCGACGTCGTCGTCGGGATCAACTCGATCCACTCGTTCACGATGTCATAGAAAGCGGTCATTTTGCATATGCCGCAAGGCGTCCCCGCCGACGGGGTCAGGGTCGCGTGGACGCGACCCTCGAAAGCCGTATTATCCTCTATCCTGACCCTGATCCTATTCCCCGAGAGGACCGGGGCCGTGTCCCCGAGCTTGACGTTGTAACCGTAGGACGTCGCCCCGCCGGCCGTAGACGAGTCATAGGACACCGACTCAGCGCCGGTGGATATCGTGACGATCGTCTCAAGCTTGATCACGTTCTCGCGATAGAGAGAGGTCCCGGGGGAGGCGCTGGCTTGCGTGTCGGCGTCGGCGTCGGCGTACCGTATCGCCGGTTCGAGCACGTCGGCCTGGAACGCTGCTTCGGAGCCCACGTCCACGTGTGTCAAGGACACCCGAGCGAAGTCGACGGAGACTTCGTCGGCTTCCCACACGACCAGAGATGTGCCCGGTGAGCCCGCCTGGTCTCCGATTGCGATCAGAGCTCGAGCGCTTAGAGAGTCCAGGCTGATCGCTGCCACGCCCGTGGTCGTATGGCTAAGGTCGAGTTGGACCAAGGAGCCGTCGTCTACGACCAGCGTAGCCTCGCCGTTCGCCCCGAACCCAACCTGCTCGATCGAGAGGTCGTCGAGGTATACGGTCCAGTCGGAGATCGTACCGAACGCGAAGTTAGCGTACTCGTGCAAGAATCGGTCGTCGGCGTCCGGGCCGTCTGTGACCCAACTGGCCGGCAGCGCCTGCCAGCGGGTCGCGTCTGCCCTCGCGAGCGCGTCGGTGATCCACTCGAATGGGGAACTGGGTTTAGTCGCCATGATATGTGCCTCGAGGTGTAAGAGTTACCAGAGTCCACCGAAGGTCGACCCCTCGGGGTCGCCCGCTTCGGCGTCGAGCCCGCCAAACTGAGCGCCGACCTCGTCGCCTTCGTCGCCGTCCAGCCCGCCGAAGACGAACCCGCCGCCGAGGTCGACGGAGGCGAACCGAGCGCCGACGCCCAGCGGGAGCGCGTCCTCGATCAGGCGAGCGACGCGGTTCTTGAACCGGTCGGTGAGCTCGTCCGCTCGTAGGTAGACGAGCTCGATGTTCGCGGGGTAGCGGTCGTAGTACTCAACCGATCCTTCGTCGCCCAGGAGCAACCGGAACAGGTCGATGATCTCGTCGCGGGTCGTGCTCGAGCGAGCAGCCCAGACAGCGCCTCGGAGGATGCGTCGGTACTCCGAGTCGGGGAGCCCTCGGCGGAACTCGCCGATAAGCCCACCGAGCAGGTCGAGGTCGCGTCCCGTGGCCGAGTCGAGCGACCCCGCGAGAGAGGTGCCGAGCATGAGCGACTCAAGGGCCTGAATCGGGCCGGAGAGCGCCGCGAGGAGCGCGCGAAGGGTAGGGCTCGTCCAGAGGCGTGAGATGCCCTCCTCGAGCGCCTCGTCCTCGTGGTCGGGGATGTGACTGCGTGTCCGGCTCATACGATGCTCGTGGTCACGGTGACAGAATTAAGGACGAAGACCTCGGCTGCCCCCGCGTCGCGCCCCGGCGAGGAGAGCGTCTCGAGGACGGAGCCGCCCGCGTCGACCCGCTCGACGGTGAGAGAGCTCACGACGGCGGTGCCCGGGACGTCGTCGACGGCCCCGAAGATGCGCAGGTGGTAGAGGTCGTCGCCGGGGGCGATCGTATCGAAGTAGAGCTCGATGGCCTCTTCGATGGCCGCCTCGATGCCGCTCTCAGCCGAGGGCAGGAGCCCGACGTCGATGGTCACGTCGATGAGCGACTCAGTGGCGTAGTACCAGGAGTAGTCGCGGCTCAGACCGTCGACCCCCGTGACCGAGGCGGTCTGGTCCCCGCTCGGCTCGATGCCGGCTGGTCCGACCGCGTAGATCACGTCCGCGAGCGTCTGCTCACTAACTGCGTCGAGCGTCGGGAAGACCACGACGGCGTAGGAGTGCGCCTCGATCGAGACGGCGTCGATCGTCGCGGCGAGGCCGGAGGGGTTGTTCAGGATCGCGACGTAGTCGACACCCGGTACGATCGAGACGGCTCGTTGCATGGCGGACAGGTTCGCGGTCGTGCCGGGGATTCGGTTACGCTGGATGCGTCGCCGGAAGGCCGCGTCGTCCTCCTCGGTACGGCCGGCGAAGATCGAGCTCGGCGAGCCGATCCCGGTCCATCCCGAGACCGTCGAGGAGACCTCGAAGGTCGAGGCGGTCGAGAGCGAGGTAGCGCCCGGGATGCTCGCCTCGAGCGAGAGATCGTCGGTCCCGATGATCGCCTCGTCGACGACGAAGAACGTCCGGCTCGTGCCGTCGTTGATGCGAAGTAGCGAGCCCGAGGGGATCAACGTCCCGGGCGTGCCGGTAGGCGTCGCGTCGAAGGTCGCCGAGGCCAACCCCTTGCGCTCGAGGCGAAGGAGCGAGCCGAGGCCGTCGAGCTGGGCGCCCTGAGCGTTGTTCAGGTCGCGCTCGGCGTAAACCTGGCGGAGTGTCCCACCGAGCTCGGCGAGCCGGCCAGCGAAGACGGCGATGAGCGACCCCGTAACAAGGTCCGCCTCGACGTCGATCGTGCGTCCGAGCTCGGCCTCGAGGGCGGCTCGGATCTCTTCGCGGATCTCGGAGGCGGACGAGACATTGAGTCCTGCGTCTGTGAGCGTGTAGGCCATGTTCGTGCCTCGTGTATTCAGTTGGTTACGGAGCGAACTCGGATGGCTCCTCGTATCGGACTCACAGACACCTCTATCGAGGTGTCGGGGTCCTCCGAATCGAGGACAATGGTCCCGGTGGCCGAGAACGTGGCCGAGGTCGAATCGAGGACGACCGCGAAGCCGTCGACCCGGAGGACGCCGGGCGTCGTGCCGATCGCGTCGAGTAAGACCGCCTCGATTTGGGCGATCGGGGCGGGGGTGGTCTCGATCCAGTCGTGGTAGGGGATGCCCTCCCTCTCGTCGAGGAGCCACTCCCCGAGGAACGTCGAGAGTCGGATGCGAACGCGCTGGATCACGAGCTCGGCCCCGTCGATGAGGCGCATCGGGATGAGCAGGTCCAGGTCGTCGTCGAGTGCGAAGTCAGCCATGTCATTCTACCTTGGTCGTGGTTGAGCCTAGACCGGTTACGGGGGGCTCAACGGCGGCGGCGGTGTCACCTACGAGGGCGAGTATGGTCGGGACAGGGGTCGTCGCTCCGAGCGCCGGGAAAGCCAAGATCAATAGAGGCTGTAGGACAGGTGCCTGAGCCAGCGTGATCGCATCGAGTTGTGCCTCGAGCGCCGCGATGCGTCGGTTTGATTCGAGGAGCGCGGAGGCGACCTCGGGCTCGCGCGCGACGGGCGCCGTCGCGTCCGGTGAACCGAGGCGGATGTCCGAGCTCGGGAGGACCGTCGCTCCGTCTCGAGCGTCCGGGTTCGGGGTCCCCGGGTAGATTCCGGGGAGGAAGATCGCGTCGTTACGGTTGAACTTCGCCGGGTCGGCGGGGGTGACATCGGATCCTCCGCTCGCCTTCCAACGGTCGATGTCCCGCTCGCAGATCAACGCGAGCCCTCGCGTACCGGGTTCGAGGTCGGCGAGGAAGGACGGGTGCATGACGACGGGCACACCCGAAACGCCGGTGACCTTGATCCACTCCTCCGCGTCGGTCTCGGCGTCGACCCAGAGCGTGCGTAGATCGAACGAAATCGACCCTGTCTGCGTCGCGTGGTCGTAGGCTGTCAACGTGGCCGGGACGATCGTATGGACGCCGCCCAGCGCGTCGCTGATAG